CCTCTACTTTCGATGTTGAAGCATTTGGATCGGGATTATCAGGAGTTGTTGTTATTGAAGCCGAAACAGTAAAATTAGCATTTGTTAAATTACTATAGTTATGTAAAGCATCTACTAAAGTAAAAGAAGTATCGGAAACATATGTTGCTATTTTTGCGGCTTGAAAGAGAACTAACTCCCAATTTGCTGCGGATCCAAAACCCCGTCGTATAGGAAGACTGTACATTGTGATTGTATTAGTACTACTATTCCAATAACTATATCCACCATATTTTCTACCAGTAACGGTATTTCTAACTATGGTATAGTATTTATCTAATTCATAGTTCTGCCAATTACTATTTAGAGTAGTTGAAGGAGTAATTGTAGTTACCGTAACAGGCACATAACTACCACTAGCTGCTTGAGTTATAGATGAAACACTAGATGTCTCTACTTCTATATGAGCAATTTTACCTACATCTGTTTCTTGTATTGTACCATTAGTTACTGTCATTGCAGTAGAGGAAGTAGGAGTTAAAGTAAGAGAAAGAGCACTTCCTGAATCTGTAAGACTTCCTACTAGAGTTGCATTTTCAAAAGGAACATCATTAATGTAAACATCATTCATACCTTTTTCAAGGCCATAAATAGGGCCTTCACAAAGCATATCAACAACACCAATGTACTGTTTACTAGATCCTGTTAAGTTGGTTGTATTTGCCATTTATAATTATTCCTTAATCAAACTCTGGACTTGATAATTTATCATCATTAGGGGATGGTCCGCCTCCGCCTCCGCCGCCTCCGCCGTCGCCATTATTTTGAGGAGGAGTCCAATCTTCACTAGGCTCTACAAAATCAACAAACTGTCTCTCAGAGTTTTTAATTTCGAAAGATATAGGGCGACCCGGTATTCTTAGTTGTCCATACAAAATGGGAACGGGGTCTCCTTCTAAAATTGTTTGTCCTGAACCTTGAAATAGGTAGCTTTCGTCTTGTTGTATCCCATCAGTTGATGGATCCGGGGCCATTAATTGTTGAATACCTGCAATTGCTAAGTTTATAGCTAATCCAACTACCATTGACCCAGCAAGACTTAATCCTCCACCTGCCGCCATTGCCCAGCCTCCGGCAGCAAATCCTCCTGTAAAGTAAACAACTGCTATAATGGCGATTGCTGCAAAAATTTTACCTAAAGCTGATTTTGATCCTGCTGGAATAGCAACAATAGTAAAACTACCTTCATTTTGTTTTAGAAAGAGCTCTTCTTCCATTTCTAGAGGCTTTCCTTCTACTGCGCAAGTAAATCCGATTCCTTTTTCATGACACTCAAGCATGTAATCTCTAAAACCTTCTAGATTTGTTTCAAAGCATGAGACTGCTTCCTTAAAGGTAGAAACATCCATAGAAAACTCAGAACCGAATTTTTCTGCAATTTCTCCTTCTAAATATACTTTACGCAACATATCTATAAATTCCTGTTAAATTCTCCGCCCAAAAAGGATATAAATTTTCTCTACAAGAGATTCTATTTTCTGCATGATGAAAGAAAATGTCATTACCCAGGTACACTCCACAATGATTTGCAACTTTATTTCTTATTGTAAAAATTAACACATCATTTTTCTCTAAAGTGTTTACTTTTTTATGGTTCCAGTTTTTAATATTTTCTTCTGTAAAATAGTCCAACCCTCTAATCCACCAATCATCTTCAAAAGGTTCTCGAGGTGGAATATGAATATTTTCTTTTGCAAGCCAATCTCTCATTGCTTCGAAGCAGTCTAGTTTTCCAAACTGGTATTCTCTACCAATAAGAGGATAAGCTTTTGTTTTTGGTTCTATAATATTTAATTCCATTTCTGGATAACTAAATATATAATAGGGAATTCCGAGAGCATTGCAACAGTCTATATCGTGTTGAGAAGGCTCATTTGTAGCGTCTGGATGACTATGTACAATTGCAAATATATCTGCTTTTCTTTTAATATCTAAGTACTCTAAAGAAGACATAACAAAATTTTCATTTGTAGAAGCAGTATTCGTGCAAGGAAACCATTTCTTCTTTCCTTTAACTATTCCAATTACTCCACAGCCTTCGCGTGGATACTCTTTTTCAAAATGTTTTTCTATCTCTTCAATCATCTGTACTTCTTCGATCCGGGGAATCCTCCAAAAGGTAATGGCACAGCTTGGTTTGCTGAAGCTCCATCTCCTTGGAATCGAAGTTTACAAGCTGCCAATGTTTTTTGGCAAAGATCTATACGTTTCCAATACTTTCTATAATATCTAGGATCTTTTGCAGAAGTATGCGTAAAGAGAGCTTCCCATACTTCTAGTTTGCCATTAGTCGTTGTTTTACGAATAGCGCCCTGTGAGTATCCTTGGCTACTCCAAGCAGTTATAGAAGCAGGAGTTCCCAAATCTGTATTCTCTATATCATACAATTTCGTTTGTGTAGAATCATTTGCATAAGTACATCCTCCTCCAAGACCGTCTGCTCTTCCTTGATACTGCCAAGAACAATACCTACCAATTACCATTCTTGATGGAATTTGAGCACCTTCTATATCCATTGGAGAAGCTAATTCAAAAGTTACAACAATATTATTTTCGGAAGCAACTCTATCTATATAATAAGTTTGAGAGGGAAACTCTTCACCAGTACTCAGTTTACTTTTTAAAGTTTTTCTGTAGACTATCTTAGTACCAATTAGCTCGTCATTTCTTTCAAACGCATCGACTCCTGCCGTACCCGCTACTCTTAAATCTTGCAAAACTGCTTCATTATTTGTATCTAAAGTTTTTGTAAGATTAGGTATGTTTGCAATCGCAAGACTAGGTCGAGCATAGGCCCCAGAAGAGTTAAATTCAATTCCGGTTATTTGAATTGGAATTGCTAAGTAAGTAGTTCCATTGAAAACAATATCTGTATTACCATCATTATTTTGGTCTGTTTCACTATTAGTAAGATAATATTTTCCCGCACCAGACGTAGAAGAATACCCGGGCAAAGTAATATCAAATAATTCTATAAGTTCGTCATCAATTTCTGATAACTGTACTGTATCTATTAAGTCTGTCATTAGGGTTCGTAAACCTTTCTAAAATTTCCTGTTAAAGTATGAATATCGTTTTGTCCGTAGTTAATGTCATAGTTTTCGCAAACTACTTTTACCGTTTCCTCTGAAATTACTGCGTCAAAATTTAGTCCAGCTTTTACATCTAAGAAAGCACTAAGAACTTCGATCTCTTCCCAAGGACGATTTTTAAAGGCAAAGTTAAAAGTAGTTTCTTGGGTATTTATTCCGTCTCTTACTCTTTGCTCATACCCATCTCCAAATTTTGCAACTAAAAGTCGATGTTTTACTCTTTTTGTAAAGCCTCTATCAAATGCAAAAACTTTTGAAGCAGCAGAATTTGGAAAAACTTCGTTTAAAAGTGCTGTTGCTGTTCCTGCACTTGGAAATCTTGCCGCTATTTCAGTAGATACTTCAGTTTTTAATACATCTATTTTAAATATTCTTGCCATTATGCTACTCCGTATGGATTAAGAATTCCACCCGAACGCTTTTGATTGAGAAGCTCTTGTTGTACTGCACCTGCAATTACTTTTCCTAAATCCATCCCTTGTTGATCCCCCGAAGCATCTTGATTAGTATTTCCGCTAGAGTCTACTGTCACATTTACAGTAACGTTATTATTTTGTTGGCCTGCTCCATTCATTGCAACAGGTATAGCTTTTCCATCAGGAAGAGGTACAATTGCTTCATTATGTCTGCCCTCTCCAACCATTCCAAGCGTTGGTTTATTTACAACTCCTCCTTTTGCAAATGCTCGGAAGCCGCCTGGGGCATAACCTCCTTTCGCGAAGAAGAATCCGGCAACCATACCAAGAATATCAGCGAAGCCACCACCGCCGCCACCACCGCCGAAAAGACCCATTATGCCATTAACAATATCTCCAAACATTTGATCAAAGCCACTTAAAGCTCCTCCAAACACATCGCCAAGACCTTTTAAGAAAGGAGCTTCTCCGCTAAATAAACGACCTAAAGAATCTACAAAGTTTCCAAAGATTCCTCCACTCACACCCCTCTCTGCCGTCATCCCCTCTCCAGAAGCGGTCGTTTTGCCCGCCCCAGATTTAAAGAAATAGTCAAAGATACTTCCACTTTTTACTTTCTCAAAAATGTTTGAAAAGAATCCTCCAATCTTTTCAAAAATTGTTTGCTCAACTCCTGCAGCGCCTCCTCCTGCAGGATCTGTAGTGTCTCCTCCTGGCAGTCCAGAATCTGTAGGGGGTTTAACTATATCTCCCAACCCTTCTGGGAGTGAGGATTCTGGGCATAGTTTCATACACCCCATTTCTCCCGTTCCGGGAATAGGAGCACCTCCAGGTCCTGGAACAGAAGTTGTTGCGCCTGAAGCACCTCTTTTCATTGCATTTTCAATATCAGTAGCAACTGTTTTGCCCGCAGACTCCATATTTGTTTGAATTTGCTGACCTCCGGCTTTTGCTGCTTTAGTCATAGCTTCTTGCATTTCTTCCGCAGGGCTCTTAATTCCTAAGAGTTTTTTCATTATTTTTGCAGTCATAATTGCTGCAAGTTGATCTGCAATAGACTCTAAAATTCCTTTTGCAATGTTTAGAATCGCATCTTTTAAGCTACTTTCTTCACCTTTAATAAGAGCTGCAATATTTCTCTGAAGCCCGCTCTCTAATGCTTGGGCGGCTGCATCCCCTATTTGAGCAAGCTCGTCTTTTTGTCTTTTTAGAGCTTCGGTTTGCTCGTTTAAAACCATTAATTCAGCTTTTGAAATTTCTAAGGTGCGAAGCCTTGCTGCTTGGTTTTCGCTAAGTATTTGCGCTTTTTCACGGTCTTTTTCGTTAGTACTTGCCCCCAGCTTAGCAATGTCAGCTACTGCATTCTTGGACACAATATTTGCTTGAAAAATTTTCTGTTCAAGAGCATACTTTTTGTTTGCATTTTTTAGTAAGTCTGCTTCTATTTTAAGTTCTCTCTTAAGTAGAGAGGTTTTACCTCTAGAAGCCTTTAACTCTCCTGCAGTTATTAGTAAAGACTGCATAGCAACTTCATGTTCAGTATTAGCCAAGCTTTGTACTAACGCTAATCGTTGTTGTAAGAAAGCTATTCTCTTTTTTTCGGAGTCTATAGCGTCCGGATCTCCTTGAGTAGCTAGATTCGCTTTTGTTAATCTTAGTTCCTCATTCATATTAATAAGAAGCTGATCATACTCAGATAACGGAAATACTCTTTGTTCCGCCCTATTTATTGCTTGAGAGTTTTCATTCTGTAATCGAGTTAAATGAGTTATTGCAGCAGATAAAGCCATTACTTCGGTTCTCTGCTCCAATAATTGATCAATATCTACGTCTTGCTTATTATTTAGCTTATCGAGAGTTTCTAAGTAAGCAACTACTGTTTTATTTGCTTGGAATCTTGCATTATCTATTCCTACCAAAGCTTTTCTATCTTCTAGCAATACTCCGATACTTGTTTCTACAACATTTAAATTATTTTTATTTGCGTCTAAATAATCTCCTAATGTTTGTGTAGATCTTTCTCGTATTTGATTTAGTTCTTTTTCAATTACAGCTACTTCCCTTACAACTCTTCCCGAATCAGGGTCTACTGCAACTCCTTCTCTTCTAGCCTTTCTAGAAGCTGCGGCTGTGCCCGACCCGCTAGTTACTTTTCTGGATCTGTTTAACTCATCTTCTAGTTTCTTTAATTTATTAAGGTCGCGTTCAGTACTTGCTGCCATCTCTTTTATATACTGATTAACTAATCCATCCCCGGAACCTGCTCCTAAATCTTTTGCTAATTTAAAATTAGATACATTTGCAAGTCTTTTCCCGAACGCTTCTATTGCTTTATTTCCATTTTCAAACTCAGAGTTCATTATATTTTGCACTTTTATAAACTCTTCTGTTTCGGATTTTAAATCTTCAAGTTTACTTTTCATATAATCATACTTAGGTGCAGCTTTTTCCGCTTCGTCCCCTGATCGGAAAAAAGAAACTGCAAGAGCTCCTAAACTAATAATTAAGCTAACCCAAGATAATGCGCCAAGAGCAAGAGAAATTCCTGCAGCAGCTCTGCTTGCAAATGTAACCATACCGGCAAATACTCTCTTTGAAGTAACTCCAATGGCGGAGATAGAAGCTCTTACTTTTACTGACATTACAGCAAAAGCTCCCTCTATCTTTTTAGTGGTAAGTTTATTTGCTCGCTCCATTTCATTTAGAGTTCTATATACTTCTCCTCTAATTTGCTTATTTGCAATTTTGTACCCTCTAACTTGATTTTGAAGATTTAAACGAACTTGAGCAATTTGAGCATCACTTAACTGCTTACCATCTTTTAGTTTTTGCAATAAACTTCTTTTATGTGCTTGAACATCCTTTAAGCGAGTTTTTGCATTTTCTGCTACTTCTTTTTTTAGAGTTGCTTGTAAAAATGCTGAATTTTTTACAACTTCATCTTTTCCTAAGCTTTCTTGTAATGACTTTTTTGCTTTTGCTGAGCTTTTTTCTGCCCTATCTGCTAAGTCAGATAGACCTTCCCCAAGCTTACTCAAACTCGGAAGAGCCGCAGTCAATATTTGTGCGCCAAAAGGGGCAAATGCTAAAAATATTAATTCAGGAAATTTTTGTAAAGTTGTTGCAATTGGAGTTAAAAACTTTACTGCAAAGTCTCGTAATTTATTTACAATTTCTTCAAATGCTGTAGAAAGTTTAGCAAACTCATTTGCGCCCCCTCCTGTAGCTTCAAGCAATTTTCCATACTTTTCTTCTGCTTCTCCAAGAACTTTATTTGCTACAGCTTGGCTTCTCTGAAAAGAATTTAACTCTCCGGTAATTCCAAGTGCATCTTTATACTCTTGAGTTGCTTCTTCTAGTCGAAGAATAATACCTAATTCGTCAAGAAGTTCGGGCTCCGCTTTTGTAATACCACGAACAAGACGATTAAATGAGTCTGTAAGATCTCTGCCAAGAACAGTCGATGCGTCTTTTGCAGCTTTTGAAATCTGAGTAATTTGAGTAGGATCAAGGCCTGCTGCGGTTCCGATTGCTGCCGCCTGCGCAGCGTCTCGGAAGCCTAACTGAGCATCTGTTGCGGCCTGAATATCCTTTGTTAAAGAACGAAGAGAAGTACCTGTGGCTGCAGCGTATGCAGTTTGTCCTTCCTGAAGAAGTTTTAAACTACCAGCATCTTTCAAAAAGTTAAATGCGGCACTTACGGCAAAAACCTGAGCAGCAAGAGTAGCATACGCCGGTACAATGCCACCGGAGATACCCTGTGCCATTTTAGAAAAGTTTTTGGTAGAGTTTGCAGAAGCCTGAGCAGCTCCTTTAAGATTTCGATCAGCAGTTCTAGCAGACTTTCCAGCTTTGTCCAGCCCCGCAGCAGCTTGTTCAGCTTTTTGACCAATAATTTTAAGGTTACCTTTTTCAGTAACCTTAATAGTTAAATTGATTTCATTTTTTGCCATTAGCCACGAACATTATGGGTATATGTCTTTCCACCCCCTGCAGCCTTAGTTTTACGCTGCTCTGCTTTTCTTCTATTTTCTGCTTCTTCTGCTTTATGGTTTACTACTATACCTTCATAAAGCTTTGCAAAGAAAAGTATGGTTTTTACATCTTCTAAATCGTATATTTTAAATATATGCTCTAAACTTGACCATTCCTTTCCTAGATACGTTCCTGACATTCCATCCCACCGATCTGGCAGAAGTCCAAACACAAAAAATGCCACTTGAACCTCTTCCGGAAAAGCAGAAGAATCGAGTGGCATTTTTTCTGGATCAGGTTCTTGACCTAATTGTTCACAAATAAGTAAATACTTATCTACATCTATTTGTGACGAAGATTCTTTTACTAGCCGTTCAAGTAGCCTTTGTATTTCGGCTACTTGCTGCTGGTAAAATTTTCAAGATCACCTACTGTTTCAGTTACCCAAGTATCGAAATCTCCTGCATTCTTCATTAGAAGCTCTGCATTCTCTTGAGTGTAGGCAAGCTCGTCATCTGGGTCCTGTTCAGAAATATCTACCAAAAGAAGCTCTTCTAGGTATCGAAATTTCAGTCCCTTCCACCCTTTGATAACTGCTTTGCAATATTCGGTTAAAAACTTTTCTTCATCAAGCTCTTCTTCAGGCTGTCGAGTTTTCTTGCTAAACTTTGTAGTTACGCACTTTTTGCGTAGCTTTAGTAGTTCTTCTCGTGCCAAGTAGCATAGGTCTACAGACATATCAGCGCAGCCAGGGAAGTCGATTGTTACAGTTTTGCTCGGAGTCATAAGACTCGCAAGAGAAACAGGTTTTTTATCCGTCATACATTTGTCCTTAAAAGAAAGTTGTTATTGATTTATACCACATATTATAACGAAAGGCAGCAAAAATGTCAAGAAATATTTTTACCACCTGGAAAGAAAAAACCCGCCGAAGCGGGTTTTGGTAGACTAAGTTAGATTAGGGGTAGCTAGTTACTGCTCCACTATCCTCATTACCATAGTAGGTAAGTACGATTTCGTCCGCATTGTCGAAGTCATTCGTATAAGCACCAAATCCAGTCTCAAGAGAAATAACATCTTCTACTGAGTGTACTGGTACATCAATGTGTACTTTCGGCATACTTACATAAAGACGTGGATTCCCATCTACTGCTCCACCAATTTGGAAAGTTACTTGGAAATCGTTTACAACTTTATCCAAACCTTCGCCAGAAGTAGTCATGTTGTTAAACAATTCTACAGAAGAGCCTTTGTGAGTGCCATTCGCAGGATCTGCGGTAGTGTCAAGCGTCAAGTAGCAGTTAAAGTTACCTGTTACAGTTCGACCACCCGTTACACCTTCGATTGGAATGTTTACATTACCAAGTTCTTCCGGTACCAGATAAGTAATGTTATTAGATACTGTTACGTTACCTCCGGTAAGAGTTAGGCTATAGTCGCCTGAAGGGAAGGCAGTAGTATCAGTAGTACTTACGATACACTGAGTCAAACGATTTCGAATAAATGCTGAAGTTTGATCAACACCCGCATCGATTGCAAAATTAGCTGTAGTAGCCCCGGTAGCAATACCCATCTTCAAGTCAGCACTGCTATCAAGGAAAATATCCCCTGCAGTAGCGCCTGTAATAGTTGTACCAGATTGTACAGTTACCACGCCTGCGGACTGCTTATCTACAATATTCTTTGCAAAACCTGACCAGTTAATTGTAGCAATACCATCAACATCGAAGTCAATAGAAGCTTCGTTAATTTGAGCATTTTCCAGCTTGTATACCATTGGGTTGGTAGTGCTAGTTTCCATTACAAAATAAAGGTTACAGGTTGCAAGTACCGCACGGTTTGACTGACCAAAGTTAATAGTTTGTCCCGCATCGGTAGGCATAGCTACGGCACTGCCAAAGTCTGAGTTTGAATCCGCCTGAGAATTACGATAAAAACCAGTTGTTGCATCATCATCAATTGCATCAATGTCAATTGTAACAGACCCAGTACCATCACCAATCAAAGAGGCTGGAACAATAAAAGTTTGGGCAGCAGTATATCCTGTACCACCACTTACTATTTGTACATCGCTTGCATTGCCTGCAGCATTAACAATAATTTGGAAAGTACCTGCAGTACCTCCATGAGTACCTGTTACAAGTGAGTTATCACTATCAATAATGTAGGTGCCGGGGGTTCGATCGCCTGCACTATCCGCAGAGCTGAAATCAAGAGTAGCCAAAGCACCTTGAGAGCCAATAGTTCCATACTTATCAGCACCGGCCATTACAGCCCATAGAACTTCTTCTACAGCGTGATGCTCAGTACTCGTGTAGAACGGACGTACATATGTGCTAAAAGACCACTCAGCCGGAGCCAGAGAGTCTGTAAACAGTCGTCGACCACGACGGCTGATACCGTCTGCACCCTGCATTTCTGCGAGAGTAATATCAGACGTATTAGTAGACTGTGAGAAACTGAACCCGTCAAGAACTGGAACTTCCCACAACTTACTATCAAACTCTACATAGAGTTTTGAGTCTCTACTAAAGAATAATTGTTGTGCCATAGTTTATCTCCTATGAACTTTGAAAAGAGGCGAACGTGAATCCTTTGATTCGTGTCGCTCGTTTCTAGTATCGAACCTCTATAAGTATTTCTCCTACTCCTAAAGGATCTAATACACCTTCATCAGTATCTATGCTGATGATTGTGATTTGGTGGGTAAATTTTAAGTCCCCTCGTCTATCATAGTATTCAAATCTACTATTATCTTCTAATACAGTTTCTACATCTTCCAGAAGCTCATCTAATGCTTCTACTGCATCTTCTTGATTCACATAACAACGAACAGTTATATTCAAAAAACGGTCTTTATAACCTCCGCCTTGATACTCTCGTCGCTCTGAACCTGCATTGAGATGAATAGCGGGAAACTCTTCTACCTCATCCCAAAATTTCAGTCTTGGACTTACTTCTGCTACAGAAGTTTGAAAATAACCGGTACCATCTATAAGTTCTAGTTTATTTGCAAGTCCTTGCGTTATAGCGGCACGTCGGCTAGAAAATTCTCTGTTTTTTGTAACTACCGCCACTAAACTCTCCTAGTATAGAATCTTCCTATTGCCATTTGTGTTGCTAATTCTCTTATTGACGCATCAATAACCCTTCGAGGGTCTCTTTCAGGCGTTGCCCAGGGGGCTCTACCACTTCCCATTTCAAAAACTTGATAAGGGCTTTTATCGTAAGTATATCCCACACTTGGAAACCCTTTGTTAGTAGTTAATACATCTACTACCCTAACACTACTAGCAAATCTTCCCGTTCTGCTCTCGAGGCCGGGCGCTCTCATATTCTTTTCTACTGTTTGCGGCAATTTTTGATTTAGCATTGCCATTATTGCAAACATACTTCCCATATTCTGTTGTGGGGCTTTTCTAGAGGCTATTCGCCTTTTCTTTATAGGGCTGCCCGTACTTTTATCCATTACATTTTTACTAGCTATTTTCTTTCTGCCAGGCGGCCCTTCTTTGATTTTTGTAGATTCGCTAGTAGTTTTTAAAGTTTTCTTGTCTTTAAAAGGGTCTATTAAAACTTTTAGCGTTTTTTTGCGCTGCCCTTCCGCTAAACTATCTGATCCTTGTATTTCTGCAATATTTAACTTTGCTACTGCTTCTTCTAATTTTTTCGCGAGGGCTTTTTCCTTTCCGCCACCCTGTATAGCGTTAAGAATCTGACTACCTAACACTACGTCAATTTTTCCGTCTTTTGAGTTTTTATAAATTTCTAAAATCATTCCCAGCCCTTGGGATTCTAACTCTTTTTTAATTTCTGGAGTAATTGTAGAATCTCCATATGCTTCCATCAAAGCTTCGTGTACTCCATTATTTAAGAATTCTTCAATGTTACTGCTTCCACCTTCATGCTCTAAGTTAAAAACTTGTCCTGCATTTTTTAAGTCCCGTGTTTCTCCTGGCTTACTGCTACTAGGACGAGTTAAGGGCTCCCCGAGCATTTTTATAAAATCATTATAAAATTTATCAAGAGGCTTTTTGTACATTTGATAAACTCTATCAAAGTTATTTTTAGAACCTCCGTCTACTTGTTCTACTACTGCTACTACTCCGCCCCTAATATTTTTTACAGTGATTCCTTTTGAGGGGTTGTGTCTTTTTCCAAAAGCTTTTCTAACATCCGTTGTTAAAGTAGTTATTAGTTTTGCTAACTTAGGCTCTATGTTTTTTAACGCCTGCCGCCCTTCTGCCGTGCCTCCCGAAGATCGATTTAATAAGTCACGAATTGTCTGCTTAACTTTCGAACCTCTATATGTAAATACATGGGTTCTTTTATTTGCTACAACTCTTCTATAATCGTCCGAACTTTTTTTAAGCTCAGAATCTAATTTAGTTAAAAACTGCGCTAGTTTAGGGCTACTCATTAAAAGTTTTTATACAAATCTAGCACTCTTTTAATATGGTCAGGAAAAGCTACATTATTTCTCTGACTAGTGCTTGCTTGGTTCTGTATACTGGCACCCGCAATAGTTCTTCGCTCTTTGTGCTCATCTTTTAAATAGTAAGTAACAAGATCTGTAACTGCTAAACGAAGATCAACAGGAATACTTGCGTATCCTGCAGTATAAGTTATACGAACTGCTCCTGGGCCACGTCTCCAATTCTTATAACTACTTCCACCTGTTGTGCGAATAACACTATCTGTAACAGAATCAAGATAGTATTCATGCGCAGCAGTAGTTAAAATATTATAAGAATCTTCGTAAGTATCTCTTTCTTCTACAGATACAATCGTATTTACAGGACTTTCAGTTAGTTGAACAATATGAGTGTCCCAGTCAATATTAATTGTATCTATTTTATTTGTAGAGTAGTAATCTACAAAACTATTTCCACAATAAGTTTTTACTAATTGACTCACAGAAGGAATCAGATAATTTAAGCGCAAATCATCCTTGGGCTTTTCAATGCCTTCAGACTCTTTGTATTCTTCTACTGTTATCAAATTTGCCATATAGAGTCAATTAATAAAAACTTGGGGAGGCGAACCTCCCCAGTTTATGCAGCAATTAAGCTACTACGTCGAGTCGAACTACAGATACGTCAGCTGCAGTATCAGCTACGAGCTGGTTAAAGCCCAGAGACTGAGTAGCAACAATAACGTTACGCTGGTTCATTACTTCGTAATCTTGCTCAACATTTACACCACGCAGACGTGGGATTGCAAAGTTACGAACGTTGACTGCGAGACCAACACAAGCATCTTCAGCTTCCGCAGGGAAGTTGTCAGATACGATTACGGGCGTACCATAAATCGCACCTACTTGACCGGTCAGCTTGGTAGCAACGTCAGAACCTACATCAGTGATATCGGCAAAACCGGCATCAGCGATCAGATCGTAGTAACGCTTCTGAGATACAACATATACCAGCTCATCAGGCATCATGCCATACTTACCCATCAGCTTACGGGCTGAGAGGAAGTCGGCTGCGTCTACCGCAGTAGAAGCCAGAGCAGCAGCAGATACAGAAGTATCAAACGTATTCGTGCCAGCAAGCTTAATCAGACCATCAAAGTCATCAGAGCCGCCAGTAGCTACGTGGTTCAGCAGAGCATCGTCTACAGCGCGAGCGTGTGAACGTGCAACTGATTCTACGAGCATAGGCATCAGATTGATCAGGATTTCCTCGTCAACGTGGTTATCCATCAACGTGGTTGAAATCAATCGGTAAGCCTTCAGAACTACCTGAGCAGGCTGAGGAGCAGCGCCGCCTCGAGTCTGCAAATTACCTGAAGTAGCTGCACCAGTCTGGAACGTAGCCAGACCTGTATCCTGTTGGATGGGCAGTACTTGAGCTTGAGAATTGATCTGGATCTCACGGAACGCACGAGCCAGTCGCAGTTCACGCATGATTTCCTTCTCAATTTGGCTAGATACTTCAGTAGCGATGTTAGGAGCAGAAGATGAATAAGTTACACCAGCTTTCTCAATGATACCGCGACCATAAGAAGTGCCTTCCATGCCCTTACCAGTCATTACACCCAGCAGGTGAGCGTGCATGAACTCTTTGCCCCACTTAGAAATGGTGTCGCCTTCTGAACGATCAGAGAATACACGCTTAGACTCACGCATCTTGGTGATTTCTTCGCTCTTCTCTTCCAGTTGCTTCTGATACGACAGAATTACTTCGTCGATCTTAGCATCCTTCTCAGACAGCTTAGCTTCGATGTCAGCCATCAGGCGCTCAGCACCTGACTCAACACCAACGCTTACAGCAGCCTTGACTTCTTCTTCTTGAGCAGCTTTCTCAGCAGCTTCAGCGGCCGCCTTCTCTTCTGCTTCTTGAGCTGCCTTTTCTTCGGCAGCCTTTGACTCAGCTTGCTTCATAGCGATCTTAGCAGCAGTCTCCTCTGCTACTTTCTTCGCAAAAGCTTCCAAGTCGACTTCGGGAGTTTGTACTTCCGACATAATGATCTCCTCTTTCGCGGATTTTTCCGCTTCGTCCGGTGTTTCACTAGCTACCGATGAATTTTCATCCTTAGCCAGAGACTGACCGGCTAGATCTACACGATTGGTGAAAGTTTTCTTGAACTCATTATACTCTTCCATAGAGTCAAATGACTTCGCCAGAGAAAAAGTTGCTGCTTGATTACAGGGTACGGAAACAACCGACACCTCAAACAACTCAGCATCCTTAATCTTTAATCCGTCAGTTTCCGTTAGATAATCAGCATCCTTGACTCGGAAACCAACAGAAAAAGCTCCAAGAATGCCTTCTTTTACAAGTTGCGCCACATGGTCAGGCGCGGATTTAGAAATTTTCGCCTTTAATTCAAGACCGTTTTCAGTGACTTTAAGTCCTGTTGCGCGTCCGATCGGCTTGTTATAGTCATGATTGAAAAGAATAATAGGATTCTTTTCAAAGTTGTTCAGACCACCCTTAGTCCACGCCTCTGCGTCAATTGTATCTCCAGCACGATCAAAATCACTCGTACTCGCCATACCACAGATGTGAACTCCTCCATCATCCTCATCGAGAGCTTTGAAAGTGGAGGTAAGATTAAAAATCTTTTCCATTAGTCTTCACTCTTTTCTTCTGCCGGAGCAGCCTTGCTCAGAGCTTCTAGTGGATCTTTTTTAGGCTCTGGTGCAGGTTTCGGAGCAGGTGCTGGCTCCGGTTTCTTACCCAATTCGGGGTGCTTCAATTTAAGTGCATGAGTAAGGAACTTCCATGCCTTAAAACTTCTTTTTACCGAAATAGCGTGAATAGCATCTTTCGATCCTACAATATTCATATATGATTTGTAGTCAATATCAAGAGGTAGCTCAAACTCTTTAAAGTGCTTATATGCTGTGTCCAGCACAAGTTGCTTTTGTCGAACTGCCATTAATCTTCTCCTTCTTCAATAGGGCGACCACCCTCGTCTGGATTTGTTGCACTTCCTGCAATATTTGCAGGTACTCTTAAGTCATCAAATCCTTCAATCAGCTCGAAGTTAAGTGCTTCACGAGCTTCGTTTGGACTAATAATGCCAGTATTAACAAGAGCTGAGTAATACTGTGCTTGATCTCGAAGTTCCGGCTGCAGTGCTGGAATTTCAGTCACGTCTTCGGTTAACTCAAAACCAAAATATCTTTCAAGAGCAAGGTTAATTTTTTGTACTATGGGAAGAATTGTCTCAAGGTAGTACATTCGCATATTTGGGCGAAGATTTGCATTATTACCTGAGTCAAGCATGATCGGGGGTATACCCAGAGCTTTTAGAATAATCTTCTCATTTTCAGAAATTGCCGCTTGAAAATCTAATTCTCTGAAGTTTACATTTGAGATGGAATCTACTTCAATTCCGCCATCAAGAATAAGAGGTCTACGACCCCCTGCATCAGGACGGTATCGGGCTGTCCAAGATTGAATCATGCGCTCTTTAATTTTTTCAGACAAGGTGTTAGGAGACTTAAGTACAAGACCCGGAACAGCTCCATTCTTAAAGAAGTTGTCTTGGAAGTCCCGCATATTCTTCATAAGAACCATTGTCCGGAGCGCAGGCTTCAATCGAGAAACTCCTCTATAGATTGAGTAGAAAGAGTTTTCCTTAATATGAATAATCTCACTTGGAGAATAATTCACAGCTTCATTATAAGTAAACTTATCAATATAAGTTGTTTCACTTGCATGAATAGTCATTTTACTTGCAGGCAAGTGATAAAGATGTACTCCATCGAAGTAAATAAAGACGTTTCCATCTATAATATAATCTGTAATTAGATTCCGACGAAATGTGCTAATATCCTGAAAAAGGTTTGGTTCTTTGTTCAAAAGAAGATTTACTCTTGAACGCTTAATGCCTTTTACTACACTATTCCCAGGAGATTGTAGTCCGACTTTTACATCTATCTCTGCACAATCGTCTACAATCATATTTACGCCACGATTAACGATTTCTAAATCTTCATACGCTCGCTCGTAGCTAAACGTAGGCTCTCGTGACGAGATAGTTTTCTCGGTAAAATATGGCTGTGCAGGATTTAACTTTTCCTCCACATCTTTATTCTGCCAAAAGTTATACCAAGCCATGCTTTCCTCTTTGAATCTCTACCCAACGTTTTTGTTTAGGCGCTGAATGTAGTGTTGGGTTACGCCCATAAATTGAATGCAATTTTAAGTGGTGCGCATGACATATTGTGACAGTTTCATCATACAACTCTTCAATATGCTCGTTAATAAACTCATCTCTAAAGTCCCGAATATCCTCCATGTGGTAACCTTTTTCTTTAACCCACTTTTGAAGGAGAGGACTCAAACTGTAATAGTGATGAAAGTCGAGTTCAGTATCTACGCCACAAATGTAGCACTCTGACCCTTTCTCATACCTTGCTTTTGCTTTGTCCCGAATATACTTTACGGGATCTCGTTTTAGCTCTGTCATCTTTGAATCTATTACTTTTAATAACGAAATTATATCGTGAGGGAACTAAATTGTCAACTACTATTTTTCTGTGGTCCCTTCAGAAGCCCGTAGAAGAAGTTTCAAATGAATATAACGCATATCGAAGTGCATCTGCCATGTGTGATGCCATATTGTGTTTTGGTTTTTCTCGTGCTAGATTTGGATTGGGGTCCCACTGATACTGGTCAAGAGCAGAAAGACTTTCCTTGCATCTTTGGTCTACTACCAATTTATCATTGTCAACAATGCCAGCCACATGAGCAATACCATCAAGTACAGACTTCTTGGCATTTGTGGTAGTAATATCAAAGTTCTGAGCAAAGTCAAATCGAGTTTGCTGAGCCGCTGAGTCAATGAAGATATAATCAATATCCCACTTTTCCATAAGTCTACGAATCTCTGTCGCGTGTTGTTCAGTAGTTTTTTCAGCATCTAAGTACTCGTCGAGTAAATAGTACTTTTCTTCGTCCCAGTCGTACGCCAAAACGCAAAAGGCAGTGGGATCTCTATACCCCACATCAAGCCCAGCGAATATATCCATGTTTGAAATTTGGAATTCTTCCAAGTTCTCAATACACTCTTCGTGGTTAAAGTTCCAAATCTGTCCCTCATAGGTATTGAAATCGGCTTCATATTCTTGTTTGAATTCGGCTTCGGACATACTTTTTCGAGCTTCCGAGATATCGCTTTCAGACATGCGAGGATTATCCTTATAAGTTGCTCGTATCGAAGCCCACTCTGGAAATTCATCTGTAAACCCCCTATTAAAAAATTCTGCAAACCAGTTATTTTTTCCTCGAGGAGTAGAAATAAAAAGTGCTTTTGAATTATCTTTGTCAAGTGTAGGACGTAGTGCAACATTGAAAGCTTCTTTTCCATCTGCCAACGCTGCTTCGTCAAATATAATAAGATCGTAACTTCTGCCTACACAGGAATCGACCTGATTGATGGATCCCATCCGAATGGTGGAACCGTTAGTTAGCTCAATTACTTTATCTTTCGCATTATCCTTTGCAACCTCTAAATCAAAATGTTTGATAAGCTGTCGCTGAAGGTCGAAAGAAATCTGAGACAAGGCGTAGTTCGGAGACATAATTAATATGTGTGAACCAGGAACTAGTGATACTAGCTGCCCAATTATATTTGCGATATACGTTTTGCCTTGCCTTCGAGAAATAGCTGCCGTGACAAAACGGTATTTATTGTTATTAATCGCATTTATGATCGCCATTTGAGACGGAAGAGGTGTAACGCCGAGTAGATCCAAATAAGGATCTACTGGAAGTTTGAGAAACCTCGTCTCAGATTGAAAATCGACAATGTGCTCGGAGATTAAATCTCTTCTACTTATTTCTACTGCCATGTTACCTTCTTATTTTTCTTTGGCTTTTCCGATATTCAATGCAAATACATCAATCCACTTATAAAACTTTGCCCATAGTTTATCATCCATAGGCGTGGGAGTTGTTGCTGCAATTGCAGAACAAACACAACAAATTACAGGAAGTGCATATAGTATGTCAAACACTGTTAAAATAAAACTGATCATTTCTTACCGCTCCATGCTTGGGCACCAAAAAAGGCAGCCACTAAGCCTGCGACAGCGACAAAGTATGTCGGTGCCATATCACCAAGAATGCTGGAAGCTTTTTCTAGCCCAGCAACATCAGCAATAACAACAGCGAAGGGATACAACAACATACCAGCAAGAGAGAACCAAGCCATATTTCGTTGTGCATCTCGCATTGCATCTTGATCTTCAAGTTCTTTACGTTTAAACTCAAGATACAATGCCTCTTCTTCGGGACTTACTTTGCCATCCCCATTTGAATCTGCAGGATGAAAACTTTTTTCTTCACTCATTACCACTTCACCTTGTCAGCCCAGTATGCTGCCGACATCTTGCCCTTTGCAATGTTTCTACGATGACGAGCCTTAAAAGATGCACGCTTTTTCTTCATTGCTGTAGACTCTCCTTTCCTCGGCTTTCCTGCAGTTTTTGCTCCCTGCTGACCGAAACGAATAGTCTTAATTTTTGACCCAACTTTTGCCACAACAATATGTGACTTTTTTGGATGGCTAGGAGTACGTTTTGGTTTATTAAACCCCGGTACTCCTGCTCTCTTTAAGCGAGGGTCTCGCTTTTTACCTTTTCTTTTTGCCGCCACGTCTCATTCTCGCTTTCCGCTTGGTGAAAGTTTTCACCATAGTCGGCTTGCCACCTGGGTTACCTGCTGCTCTCTTACGACGAATCGCAGACCTTTTCTGCGCTTTTGTCATGCGAGCAGCTTTTGAAGCAGGCACACATTTAGGGTACTTTCCTTTTTTCGAAGTTTTACGGCCACAAGGCATATATCCCCCGCCCTTTTTTGGACGAGAGATATCTACCCACTTCTCTTTAAACCATTTTGTTAAACCACCACTTGGTTTACGTGCCATTTACTTTTTCCTGCGCTTCTTCATAATGGCTGCACGAAGTGCTGGAGGTAACTTTTTCTGCTTTGCAGTCAAACCTCCCATAGACTTTTTCTTTTTACCACCGCGCTTTTTGCCTTTCATTGGCTTTTTCTTTTTACCATGTCCATAATGTCCTGGCATTATTTACTCCCCATGCGGTATTTACCGCCTCGTGCCTTGTAAGTTTTCACAAGCCACCCATTTGCGTAAGCTGAAGGATATACCTTAAACTTCCTCTTTGCTTCCGCTTTCACTCTCGAGTACAACTTCTTGTTTGTCGGCACTGGTTTCTTTTTTGCCGTTTTACGTCTTCGACGAGCTGCCATCTAGTTTCTCCATGTAGCAATTATGCTTCTAGGGAAGATAAGAATACTTTTCTTTCCAGTGCTCTACTTCATCTAAGTAGCAATTATGCTTCTGGCTTTGAGCCCACGAAAGCTCTTGAATTAAACGATTATACCATTGTTTATCGTATTCATTATGAGCTTTATTCATATCTTCCGAGAGCTGAGATATGCGAACCTCAAGATACTCGTAAATATCTGGTTGCCTACCGCGTCTCATTTACCAAGAAACGCCAGTGCCAGACGTAGGTGTAGCTTTCTCTGCGATCTGTGCATCAATAGCCGCCTCTGTAGCCGCTACTTGCTCGTCACCCAGAGCTGCCTTAGCCCAGCCAACAGCCGTAGCTTCAGTAATGTCAGCCCACTCTACAAACGACTCACCCGGAGCCTCAAGGCCAACAGTGCCATATGAAGAGCCAGAGTTATCTCCGTCCTCTTTAGATACACGCCAGTGTACGGTATTGACTACGTTGGTGTGTCCGTCTTGTGAAACGGTGTAGTCCATTGCTGATACAGTCCAGTTAAACATAGTTTATTCTCCTTTAAATAGCCGCAATAATTAAGGCGTAGGTGCCTCTGCTTGTGCTGCTTGCCATGCTGAAATAATATCAGCAGTGTGTACAGCGGCGCAGATCGCCTGTACTTCTGCACTTTCATTTGTTGTATCATCGCCTGGATTTATTACGTGACGATGAAAACTTCTTGAAAGTTCTACATCGTCTCGCTCAATAACCGTAGCTGTTCGTACTTGTACGTGCTTAAATGCGCCTATAATTTCGATTTTATCTTCTTCTGTTCTCTCTGTTAAAGCCATTGCTTTTCTCCTTTGGTCCGCCCCAATCTCCGAGTGGGGTAATTAAGTTCTTTGATATGTTGCATGAAAATCCAGTCTAGCTCCACTAACATCTGAATATCTTATTGCCTGATCCCCATGTCTATAAAAAAGTACATTTGCTCCAGCGTTTTCAATTACAGATACAAGTGTGTCACCCATACTATCATTCATGTTAGTATAGCCATGTCCTCCATGGCCCGCATAAAAGCCATTAACATTTGAGGTAAACGGAATATTTAAAGCAACATTAGCAGTATTTGTTGTAGTTGGAAACACTATAGATGCACTGATATAAACGAGAGATCCTATTTTAATATAATAACTTCTATTCGTAGCCACAGTCAGACCCTGTCCGCTCGCATCAGCAGCACTCCAAGTCCCTTCTTCGTAATCGTCTAACGCATTAGCGGCGGCTGTGTCGCCATTGAACTTCATCCCGTCTGCGTCAATTCGTGCTGCCTCACTGCTTCCCGTTACAAATTGGTGCGCTTTGTTGCTTGGAACCGTATATGTAATCGGATAGCCTGAATATAAGTGTAATCCTGTTGTGGCTCGAGTGTCATAAGGCAAGGTCAGGGAACCGAAAACAGTGGCATCAGTATTGAACATCCATTGTATGCCGCCGTCTGTGCCAGTAGCACCTGACTTCAATCTATAATATGCTGTAGTTGAGTCGCCTAAAACTAAATGCCCCGAAGTGTTAAATCTGCCTACCTCTGAGCGCACGCCGGAGTGGTATTTTTGAATGACTAGTGGTGAAGCAGTGCCTGGTGTTGTATCTGTGTCACCGTATAAGATGATTGACTTAGATACACCATTACCTGACGACAATAATTCTAAAATTGCGCTTCTATCATTAACAGAGTCAATAGCTCTTACAGATAGAGTTGTATTACCGCTAGAATTTAATTGTAACGTTTTACTTGAAGAGATTACTGGTGATACTGAAGATACACCAATACTAACGTTGCCGCTGTCGTCGATACGCATACGTTCCGTTGAGGTATTTCCTGTAAAGAATTTTATAGATCGACCACCAACTCCTGGCCTACACTGAAGCACAAGGTCTCCAGAGCTAAAGTCAGTGACATTAGCAGCTGCTGAAAAAACACCTCCTAATCCTGCAGTAGGAACACCCGCAGTTAAATCGTAGCGAGCGACGACAAATCCTTGATTGTCTATTCCAAATGTTATATTAGAATCCGGAGCCCCTGTACCAATATTAACTCCACCATCAGCGATACGCATGCGTTCTGTTCTATCGGTCGTAAAAATAACATCGTCTGGGCCGTCTGCGGCTACGTATAAATCGTAACCTGAAGTAGAAACGATTTGCGGCATTCCAGTTGCAGCACCGGGATTTGTTCTTGTACTACCTGCGCCTCGTATTATTAATTGATTGGCAGAGTCGTTTTTAATTACAAGACCGGTCCCTGTGCTTGCGTCAGATTCTTCAATTAAAATATTTCCGTCATAGACATGAAGTAGTTCTACAGGATCTATACCAATGCCTAAGTTTTTATTAAATGACCATGCATCATTCGTAGATCCGTATGTAAGAGCTGCACTAGCACCATCAACTGTAATACCCGCTCCATTTGCCGCCGCAGCATTTGCTGCTCCAGAAGCAAGAGTAATATTTAAATCATCTACAGTCATTGTAGTTGAGTTGATAGTTGTAGTAGTGCCATCAACTTGCAGATTGCCTGCAATTACAAGAGTTCCAGTATTGTCTCCTACTGCTGCAGGGTCGATAGTAAATGTAGAGGGGCCAGCGAGATAACCAGTAGTTGTAATATTACCGTAAGTTCTATTACCTGAGATATATGTGGCAACATCAGAATCGCCATAGTTTGTTGCACTTGCAGCAATACCATCAAGTTTAGTACCATCTGTAGCAAGATCGCGTCCATCTACAGTTCCTGTAACAGTAATATTACCAGAGGAATCAATAGTAAGTGCAGTAGTACTGGCGTTATCATCAATACCAGTAGAGGAAAAATCAGTAAGAGGGTAGTCTAAATCGGCGGAGACAATTGTATCGTCTGGAATGCCGAGACTATTAATAGTAGTACGAGCCATTAGATTTTATCCAATAGAGCTACGCCCATAGTGACAACTAGCCCGCTTAGAAAGATAATTACGCCACCAGCAACTTTCATCAGTTTGCCTTCGATTCTTTCTAGAGTTTCGTCTATTTCTTCAAGCCGATTGAAGGTAGTTTTCCATCGTTCTTCGCATTGTGCATCATGTGTTGACATGAAGACTTCAAGCTTATGAACTTTCTCGTCAAGATTCTCCATTTATTAATTTATCCATCAACTTTCCATAGTTGCCTTGGCCAAATGGAGTACTACCGTCGTTAATCTGAACATTTGTTTGATTACGAATATTTGTAGTGGCTTTTTCAGCATCCGCCTGGGCCTTGATCTCATCCATTCTCATTCTATGAGCCATTTGAAGAAGATCGGCTAAGTCTTTATTAGAATACATGCCAGTATCCTGTGCTTCTTCAAGTTTGGATTGTATCATCTCATCTAAGGCGGATGCAATATTATTCTTATTGCGAAAGCCCATGTCAAGATAAACTGTGTCAATATACTTTTTAACTTCGCGTTTATTTAAAGCTTCTACAACCCTGTTTTCAGGAACCTGGAGATGTTCGCAAACGCCGCGAATATTCCCGAACTGTAAATACGAATTCGCAATTTCAAGTCCCTCTGGGGAAATTGTAGTTACTTCTTTACTCATAATGTGTATTCTACCTTAAGAGGGTTAAAATGTCAAGAATTAATTTTCAGCTGGTTATAAAACTCGGAGGCGTTGGCCACGGTATTACATTTTCACTTGAATAATTTTCCGGGGTTGCTGCAATCATATTTGGTAGATTTCTCAGAGCTTGTCTGTATTCTCTTGCTTCTGCGATTTCAAGTTCGGTAAGGTCAGTATCCGGCATCTGTGTCCAATCACATACCGCTAGTTTATTATCTCTTAGAAATCTTATATAATTTAACCAAGCTGTTTGATCATACGTCCACTCAGACCCCGTCCAGACCCCTGCTATATTTGGGGGAGGCCCTCGATATTCCCAAGAAGAGGTGGAAAAATCCCAATAATAATTTTTTAGAAATCCACTTTGCTGAGAATCTTCAGGACCAAATACAGGCCAAACAAAATCAGAGTGAATATGAATAATATACTCTTCAGAGTTTGTTGGCGAAAGACCCTCTTCTGGATTATTGGGCATAGCCATGTCTAGTTGACTTATGTGACCAGTTGTAGGATGTACATAGGCTATATGTGTTATATCAGACATTAAAAGTTTCTCCTTTTAAGATATTAGTAAAATTAATAATTGGTATTGTCCCAATAAAAGGCGCAGTATATAGATGCTTATAATATACTCCGTTGTAGGGGCCTTGACTACCTCTATAATAATTATTTGCTACTGACCAACCTTCTAAAGAACTGGAGCCAACACCTCCTGAAACAAACCTAGACCAGTTTGTGCTATAATATAAAGATGTACCCCCTAAAAGAGCTTCCTGCTGAGCTCCCGTACCATTCTGAGGATCTGTATAAAGTCCATTTTGAGTGCCCCAACCTCTGCGAGAGTTATACCCAAAATAGCTGGTAGGCTCAAAGTTAGCATTTCCGAAAGTTCTACTATCTAGTACTAAAACATTGTTTGAGTTATAAACTTGTAGTCCATAAGTTTGATTTGTGTCAGGAGATAGATTAGCCGAAGTAACTCCGTAAGAATTAATCGCGGGTCTTAGAAGCGCATAATCTAAAGAGGCTGCTGTTGTCGATCCTGTAAGTCGAATTTGTACTACTTCATTGTTTGTATTATCTGTTACTGTATGCTTATGGTACTCAACATGACTATTATTTGAAGGCGTAGGGAATTTTACAAATAAAAGTTCATCATTGTAAACTGTCCAAGAGCTTGCAGTTCCTATTTGAGCTAATTCATACTTCCATCCTTCGTCTGAGTCAAACTGAAGTATAGTATTGCTTGTGTCTACCCGTAATCCGTATCCCATAATTTTATCCTATTCTATGCACTTGATACCTAAAGGTTTGACTATATCCTGATGTATTTTCAAAACCTATGCGGCCATTATTTGCGTCTCTTATAGGTTTTATCATCAATTGACCGTCAAAAGGTGCGAGAACTAATATGCTTATTTTTGTTTCGTCGGATACTGCGCTTCCCAAGTTCGTCAACGCTGTGGGGTAAGTAGTAACTCCTGACCCAAGTGTTAGTTTACCTCCAGCAATTACATTAAAAGTTCTATGCCCCGGAGTAAATACTTTTGCTGTTCCATTTAATCCTCGTATTTCTAGCCCGTAGGCTCCGCTACCAGTACTAAGACTTCCTGAACCTCCACTTGATGACGATCCCTGAGAAGTGTCAGCAATTGTTACACTAGCTGAAGGGCTACCAGTGCTTGCATTATTACTATCTGTAGATGCTAAAGTTAAAGTTGCTGTTTCTGAGCCTTCTGTTGTAGCATCATTTGAAAAAGTAACTTGTACCGAACCTGTATTATTATTTATAGTAATAGTTCCTGTAAGGTTTCCTGTAATGTCTCCCGAAGTAATTCCACTAAGAGTATAGCCTACAGTTGTGCCATTTGCAACATTTGAAGTAGTTACCGTAAATGTTGTGCTTTGTCCTTCATTTATAGACGTAGGGCTTGCAGAAACGCTGTAATTTGCGGGAGGCGGCTGTCGTGTTATTATAAAAGAATCGCCCGTATTTTGCCAAGTTCCCGAGCCCCCGTTAGTTGCAGGTATTCTTGCTTGACTAAAATATGTATAGTAATTTCCTGCGGAGGGTAATTCTGATTCACTATAACTAATTGTAAAACCAGCTTCTCCAGGGTTATAAGTGGAAACCCATCTAGGAATATCATTTGTGTAGAGTCTGTACTGAGTGCCCGAAGTATCTCCGGTAACATTTACAGTAGGATTAGTTGTTGTATCATTATGAGTAAGACTAGTTGTACTTGGAGTTAGTGTAATAGAGGTGTCTGGTTGGTCAACTACATAGCTAGAACCTGTATAAGTCATGATTGTGCTGCTTTGAATTGTAAAGCCTGTGGCACAAGCCCATATATAAACAGTGTCTGCTGTGCTATTCCCCGGTCCTGATATATTGGTTCCACTTGCAGAAGGTCCATAAAGTGTTCTACTACTGCTAGTATTATACGTTCTTCCCACTAAGCTTCCTAAGCTGCCATAAGTTGCTGTACTTCCTTGAGAAGCTCCTGCAGTATAAAATGCAAAATATCTTGTAGTTGATCCACATCCAGTTAAACTATTTGTATAAGTTGTTGTACTTGAATTTAGAAGAACTGGATCTGTTCCTATAGAGATATTTAACTCCAATGTAGGAGTTGTCGAGTCTGTAGTTACAGAAGTGGTCCCCTGGGAGCTAATTGCTACTCCATTTACCTGTCGAGCTCTTAAAGTATAAGTTGTACCTGCCGATAATCCTGTAAAAGTTTTTGGTGAAGTATACCAATTTGAGTTATTTATACTTACTTGTAAAGTTCCTACGTTTGGGGAGCCCGCAGTTGCAGTTCCTACAAAACTTGTTTCTCCAATACTGCTTGCAGCAACACTTGGTTGCCCAGGAGTTTTATCAATAGTCACATATACAGGGCCAGCTACAATAGCTCCTGAAGTACTCCCAATCCTTAAAGTTGCTGCTGCTGCAGAAGTTTGAGCCCCTGAAAAAGAAGAAGATGCAGTAGCACTAAAGGTTCCCGAAGTTCCAGTTACTGTGCCCGTAGCACCTCCAAAGAAGGTACTATTATAGTAATATGTGCCACTAGTGGAGGCAGTCCAGCTAAACGTTACATTATTGCCACTAGCTACAGTAGTTGGGGATGCGCTAAGACTATAAGTAGTAGAAGAGCCTCCATCATCCCACTCTACTTTTACATTTCCTGATGTGCCAAAAGGATTGGAATTACTTGACCAATTCCAAGATGTTCGATTATTACTACTATCATAACTATAGGTTGCGGCAGTTCTACTAAAAGTAGTGCTTCCGACTGTCATTGTAGCCCAGCCAGAATTAGCTCGATTTCCTGTTAATTGAAGTATAACAGACCCGGTACTACCTCCATCTGTAGTAGCCCAATTGCATATATAAACATCTGCTCCACTATATACAGAATCTAAATTAACATTTGAAGTACCTCCAGAGGTATTGGAAATAGTTCCTATGCTGGTAGCTGTATTAAAGCCATAGTTAGCTAGGCTACCGTATGTAAAAGCGCCTACAGCAACATATTTTGTTTGAAGAATTGCCATTATTCTACAGCCACATATGCTTTCATTACTTGAGGAATACTCTCTAAGCCATAGTACACTCCCCAAAGCCATACATCTGGCTCTACTTCAAGAGGTACAGGAAAAGTAATATTATTAGACTCAGCATATTGTTTTGCTTCTTGAATAGAAGTTGCAAAATAATAATCTACTCCTACAAGCTCTCCTAGATTGTTGTGGGTAAGTGTTTTTGCATCATAAGTTCCAATGTAAGAACTATCTTCTGTTTTATATAACCTTTCTTGAGTTACTAGGTCAATTTTTATACCATAAACTGTTGTTGAGCCTTCTAAAGGTGTAATAGGAGATTCACCTAAAAGATATACACTTAAAGTCTGATTATTATAAAGTTTATAGGGAGCTGTAGACCCTGTCCAAAGAACAGGACTATCAAAGGTACGCCCTTCTAATAAATCTGCTGATTGCGAGGCGGACTTATCAATACGAACGATTTGATTATTTGAATACACATGGTCTATAAAATGACCACTTGTATATCTTGTCATTGAATCCCAGCCCATCTTTTAGCCCCACTGATTCGCCATAGCTAAAGCGATGCCCATATAAGTTAATGAACGTTCTTTTGCGCGGTTAGGGGTGTTTGGTGTGTTGTCCCTACCACAATCATATTGATTAGCCCACCTCTGATACTTGCGACCAGAAGGAGACTCGATTATTCGTGGTGGAATCTCATCGGTAGGTTCAAGTTTAGCCAAGCCCCTCATCCATAGCCCTGTCTTTTTGCTAGCATCATCTCCAAACATATAGGGATGAATATATTGGGGCTTGGGCATAAACTTGAGTCGAGTGTTGATACAACCGACTGGATTCTCAATAGCCACTTTTGGTATTGGTGCCTTCCAAAGGGTTGTAACAAATTCTAGCGCATCCTCTGTTAGAAGGGCTCGCTCGGGTCGTTTCTTATTCCAGTGCAAGCCAGAAGATGCTAAATATGTACAGGGAGGATGTGCGATCATCAAATCCCAGTTGTCGTCTAATACGTCAAGGACGTTGCCTTGGTAGTGAGGACCCTCACTCTCTGTCGGTAATATATCACACGACATAGCGAAATGCCCACGCGCAGTAAATGCGTCTCGTACTCTTCCCGAATATTCACAAGCTACTAATACTCTCATTTGATTCCTCGAATTTTAAGAGTATATTATAGCCTCATAGTACCTCGAATGTCAAGAAATATTTTTAGCCTGCTATTATAGAAATGAATCCAATTACGATAACTAAGGTTACAACGGTACCTATAACCACTGCAGCAATATCAATTATCATCGCTTTTTTCTCTGCTGCTTCTTTTGCTGCTTTTGCACGGGCGAGACGAATAGCTCTTCTCTCTTTCATCATATCTTCATAAAAGCCTATTTGACCTGTGTATATGAGATACTCGCGTAATTCTTTTTCGATTGCCATAATCTTATGACGAGCAGCAGTAACTTCAAGAGCTTGAGCTTCTACACTTGAACCATTAAAAAGTTTTCCTACAAAGGATGAAGTAGTTGCTTTCATATTTGCTTCCGACAACTGGTCTTTTGCGTCAAAGAACTTTCCAAAGTATCCAATCATATCTTCTACTTCTTGACCAGTTTCCATCGCTTTTTTGATTGCTCCAAAAGCTGATGTTGCCATAGACACTGCTGCAGCTATTTCTATCATAAAAACGCTAGTCCTATTAAAAACCCTATATTCAGCCCAATTGAACAGACTAATACAAAGTCTTTACTAAAAGAATAAGGTACAAGCTCTTGTATATCATTGTTCATTCAGTGGGTTATCCAGTATAACTTGTATCTTTTCTTCCAAGTCTTTTCTCAGAGTGCGAAGATCATTATCAAGTGTACGGACTCGCTCATTCAGTTTTTGCTCCATTGCATAAACATCATCACGAACTTCTCGCTGGGTCTCAGCGGTCTTGTCGTCTACGCGACGTGCAAGATCTTCTACTTTATCCATATCTTCGGAAAGGCTATCTTCAGCTTTCTCCACTTTTACATCAAGGCTTTCTACAAGCACTCGTAGTGATGCCATCTCTTCACTTTGTACTGCGAGTTCCTGTTCAATTCCTGACATATCTGGAGCTACATACGACTCAATAGTCTCTTTCATATTTCTATAATCATTGTAAAATTCAAAAGCACCCCAAGCTCCACCACCTAGAGTTGAGAGTGCAGTAAGGATGACAAACATTTTGCCACCTTTAAATGTCATTCCTGCAAATTCAAATTCTGCCATATCTGTGTGCTTCCTGTGCAATCTTTCTACAAGATGTAATAATTATGATACCTCCGTTCGGATCATACACCGTGTAGTAAATTAGATTGTCTTTTACTTCGGACTTAATCATCTTGAAACTCCAGAGCTCTTAGTTGCTGTAACTCTCTTTCTAGCTTCATTACTTCAAGTCTCTTTTTCTTTAACTCAAGTTGGTAGAGTGTATTACAGTTAAGTCTTTCTTTTGGCGCTCCAAGAGGAATTGTAATCTTTCCGTAAACACCAATATCCCTCATAAAATTATCATAGTTATAAGGCATATAAGGATCCCCGGCTGCTAGGTTATATGTTGGGTCTCCTTGATTTAATAATCCCACAACGCCAAACTCTACGTTTGTAGATGAGCCGATCGCTGCAGAACACTCTAAATCTCCCGCACGAATTCGATCAGATTGAAAATTCTGCGGAGACTGAGGCAATGTTAGATTTAACGACGACGATTGAGCAAATGCGAACATCGGAAAAAGTAACAGTAAAATTACCGTATTTTTGAACATATTCTCGAGCTTACCATATTTGTAGGAATTTCCTGTTTCAGAAACCTACTTCTTGAGCAAATATACATTGCTTTAAAAAGCATCTCTTCTCGAATGAAAATCTGTACTTTCACTCTTTCTAAGTAGCTTGCTTTATAAATACGATTGGTAGAGACGAACGGGAGCTTGTTAAAGTCTTCGTCCGTAACCATCACTTCGAAATACTCTACATCTTCTCTTTTGTTAAAAAGTAACATCTCCGTTTCCAATACTTTATCCATATAAGAAGGTTTAAAGACTGGATATGTAGGAGTCCAAGAGTGGGCACTTGCGTACCCACTGAGGAATAAAAGAAGTAGTAAACTATTTCGCAATGCAGTTGGCCTCTACCATCGCTGTATAGTTACCTCCTGGAAATGGTTTATCGCCGCCATATTCTGCTTTCGATTCCATTTCAAACCAAGTACTGCCAGCAATTGTCAAATCAAACTCAGTTGTAGCATTGTATTCGATTTTATTCGTATCATATGCTGACATACCTGCGTCCGATACCTCATGAACAGCAGCTGAGCCTGTCCACGCTACAGTATCAGCAAGCCCAGGACTTTGAGAGAACGATGTGGGAGTAGTAATTACAGCTTTGTAATAATCTGCAAGAACTACATCATATCGTACAACTGGAAGAACACCGCCATCCGTTGCTGCCGTTGACAGAACGTCTGCTGATGGGTTTCCATAAACTCCAGACGTGTCAGGAACTACAATGCAGTTGCCTTCGACGGTGCCATTGATAGGAACATTTTCCGCAGCTACGCTTGCAGAAAACACTGCACATACAAGAAGTTTTCGAAACATTAATAGTCTCCTATCTTTCGAACTGAGAGCGAACAAGCGCTCGATGAAGTTTGTCTTGGGCATTGTTCATTCTAATCCCTCGACTCTGCCGTACTAAGGTTTTTACCAAAGTACCATTATCGGAAATATACGCTTTACTCACATACTCGGGAGAAGTAAGTGAGGCTGAATAAGCGCTTGGAAAAACATTCATATTTGCTAAAGCCATTTCTGTTGCGTTGTCCATGGCTGCGAGAGAAGACTCCATTGCAATTCCGAGTCTTTTTTCGAGCATCTGTTTTTCTAAGTCCTCTTCAGAACCTTCCACTACTCCTTCTCTTTCTTCCTCTTCATCTTCTTCGGATCTCATTACTGCTTTTCGATCAATTTCATCTTGTACATAATCATCTTCAAGAGGATCCGCAACTTCCGGTATATCTGGTATGTCTGGAATAAATCCTTCACAATCTGGGGAGGATTGTGGATTGAAACAGGGGTCAAAGCGATATGAGTAGACTATAAAAGGGTCATCTACTCTTCCTTCCCCTTCAACCACAATTTCTCCGTCCCCGAAACGGCTTCCAAGAATTGCATTTACTGGAATACTCTTTGTAATTGTATTTCCTGGAAGTCCGCTCCAATCGTCTACAGAACGAAAAACATATTCGCCTTCATTTGCAGTATCTTCATTCTGCACATATACAATCATTCCGGTGTCCGGATCTTTTACCGCAGTATAGCGATATAAAACATTCGTAACTTCGAGACCCATTTGCTGCGGAAGCACATTTGTCATTACCCAGCGCATGCCGTCTGATGCGGCATTTAGTGATTGTCCGAAAACTATATCAGAGGAGTAAGAGAAGTGCGAGTAAAGCAGCGATACCACCGCCAGCGGTAGCAGTTTGTTTCTGCGTATCATTCAAAAACTCTTTGTCTTCCTCTTTTGAAGAAGGACGCTCGCCATCGTCAGTGGCCCAGCCAGCTTTTGCAGCTTCTCCTATCATACCATTATAGGGGCAAGGTGTTCCCGCATGCATCATCGCATCGAAAACTCGTTGATCTTGGCACATAACTGACACGGCTGCTACTTTCATGCCCATGTCATACAAGGTTTTTGCATTTTTGAGACGTTCACAGTTGTCATCCGTGAATTGCGTGCCGGTTGAGATCCCTAGGATCTGGGTTTGCACCGCCCCTGCTACTCCAAATGTACATAAATCGGAGTTAGAAGTGTTAATTGTGGGAGAAATTGCTGAAGGAGGGGGACTTTTGAGTGTAGTCGTTGTACTTCCAGTAGTTGTGATAGTGCTATCCGTAGTGCTTTCAGTACGAATTACTTCTTGCGAGTTAGCTTCGGCTATAAAAAGGCCAAAAAATATAATTGCTATGCCTACAACTACAATTCTAGTCAGACTTGCATCTAAGTTATCCATTTTTTAAGTTTTGGTAGTTTCCTACGCTTGAGTGAAAAAATCCTCCTTAGGTATTTTATGAATAAATTATACCGAGGTTGGAGTCAAATGTCAAGAAATTTTTTTAAGCACCCTTTCGGATTTCACAAAAATACACAAGTTGTACATGAGGGGTAGCGCGCGCGAGCCAAATGAGAATGAGTCTCATTACCGCCCCCTACCTGTCATCCCCTGGCGGATTTTGTGAAATATTACCATTCTTTTCTGTTGCAATTGTAGCCCAGGATGGGATATAATGCTTGCATTGAATAAGGGAGGCGGTTGCCATGATTTTAAATTTGCTTTGGGTTTTGGGCTTGGTTTCTTTTTTCGCCATTGTTGGCGGGATTATTTTAGCTGACTACTTTGACGGGAATTTGTGAAATATTACCACTATTAGGGGTTGCAATTCATGGGATTATTTGAGACAATAGCATCATCGGTTAGGGGATGGGCCTCTACCGAAAACACTAGGGAGGGCATTATGCCTTACACTGAAAAGCAGGTTGCGGCACTGCAAAACGCCGCTCAACAATATGGTACGCTCAACGGTGAGCTTGCCGCTAAACTCGCGGCCGATCTCGGCCAGTCAAAGCGTAGCGTGATCGCTAAGATCAAGTCGCTTGACTTGCCCTACGCTGTCGCGTCAAAGCCCGTAAAGGGCACTCGCTCCACTAGCAAGGCCGAATATGTCGCGGCCATTGCTAAAGCGTTAGACGCTGACGCGTCTACCCTTGCGGGTCTGGAGAAAGCGACCGCGCTTTCTCTCTCCGGCTTGCTGGCGGCTATCCGATGATAGTCGCGCTTGCTTCTTGGATCGGGGCCGCTTGCATGATGGCGGCTCCTTTCATCATCGACACAAGCGCAGGAAAATATCTTGCGATCTGCGGTTTGGTATTATTAACATTGCAAGCCATAGCCAATCGGTGCTATAATCTGGTTTTGCTTAACATCGTCGGAATTGGAGGATATTTTTATGCGCTTTATCTATGATTTAGATCA